ATATTTGCCTGTAGCTGTTCTGGCGTGAAGGAGCGTTCCGTTAAGGCATTTCAGATCGTGAAGCCAGATAAAGAGATGCCAGAGATTCTGGTAGGCAAAGATAGGATGAGAAAGGTGGCGGAGGGGTATCCTAGCGACTCTAACGCTGCCAAGCATCTAAATGCTTTGGCCAAGAGAAACAACAAGTTCTCATATTATGTAGTTATTGACGACGAGACTCGCGACATTCTCGAGCTATATGATTTACTTGCTGGCAAGAGGTTGGCGTAATGGCTCTTATATGTGTCGCCTGTCAGTGCGGGAGCAGCGATAGACTCATCAGGACAAGGTTAGACTTCATGCATTACCCAGAGTCTATCTCTATTCCGATTACTAAGGGAAAGGAGAAGAGTCTGTCGGTGTTAAATTCGATTCCGCAATCGGATTCGTGCGATATGCTTAAAGGATATATCAAGAGCTGCTCTAAGTATGCCGTGGTATATGGGTACGACGGAGAAGGAGGAGGAAGATGGGTGGACCTGGCTAACGGTAAGGCGGTCGTGAATAACATCGACTTATCTAACATTTTGCGCGATTTTGCATAAATAAGTTTTCTATTATATATTAAAAATAACTAATAGGAGAAAACATGGATAGCAATTCTTTGCCGAAGGGTTTCATCTCTGTAGATGAGGCCGTGAAGCTAATCGAGAGTAACACTTTTAATAATCCGGTAGTTGACATCAATTATTTGATTCACCACCTTGATTGGTGTGAGGTAGCACACAACTTTACTATTCCTAAAGTCCGCATTGCCACTGCTGAAGAATACAAGGCTCTTTTGGCGAGATACCCAGGCCGCAGACCAAGCGAGCTTATCCGTCTCGGTAACTTGACGGTCACGCTTTACTCGAACTACGAAGTAGAGTATTTGAAGAAGACGATTCGCGATAACTACGCTAAGGTGTCTGGCCACCAGTATAAGCCTGTCATGACTAAAGGTGTTACCACTGTTAAGGACCAGGGCGAGAACGATAGCGTTGCTCCGCGCCGCACGAAGAAAACCGTTGCTAAGGAAGGCGACACGATCGGTATCGGCGCTATTAGCGATACGAACTCTGCTGACGGAGCTGGCGTATAATGAAGAACTTCGAGCACTTCGACGAGATTTATGGAAATCTCAAAACTGAGGTGGAGAAGGCCCGAACCGCAACCAATCCTCAGACCGTTTCTGATGTCGAGCGTATCTCAATCAGATTGATGCGCGAACTTATTTTGACACTTCCTCGTCTAACGAACGACACTATGGATGTCTGCCGCAAGAGAAGGAAGGAACTTTTCGAGGGTAAATAAATGGATGGTGAGGTCATAAATGTCCGCACCACCAATCCTACTATTGAGGAGGTGAACCGTCACCTCCTTTCCAAGTTAGACGAGTTAATCGAGTCTATTAACGGTAAGGACCCAGAGATGGTACGAGCAATAACAGAGAGCGTAGCAAAGCTTAACTCTTCTCTTAAAGGGAATAATATTTTTACGCCTCAAGAAACTCCGGAGGAGAGGAAAGAGAGAGAAGCTCAAGAGGCGATTATGGGAGCGATGGCACAATGATAACGAGCGGGCTGTTCACGAGTAATACCCCAGAGTGGGAAACTCCGCAGGACTTTTTTGATGCATTAGACGAGGAGTTTCGTTTTGATTTGGAGAGAGCAAGAATTCTGCGCCTTTTCCAAGTATGGTGGTAATTTTTAGGGAGCAAGATGAGCAAGTTACTAGAGAATGAGTATCCAATAGCGGAGAGCTTGACGAAAGAACAGATACACAAAGCGTTATCTGGGGATTTCGACGGGTTCAAGTATTACTTCGAGAACTGCTTGGTTCTGCAGGACCGTGATACCCGTCAGTTCATCCACCCTGTCATGAATAAGGGGCAGGAGATGATTGCCCGCACGATTCTATCTTATGTGGACAAGGATACGCGCGCTACTTCGCATAGGGAGTGCGTGATTCTTGGCCCTCGTCAGTTCGGTAAATCTACTCTTCTTACGGCTATTTCTAACTACATCGAGGCATATGTTCCTGGCATGGAAAACTTGAATGTTGTCACGACCATGCAACAGGCGTCGGCTGCCGCTAAGTTTTTCAAACAGAAGATGGCCCCGATTATTACGAGTGTGCATCCTGCCATTTTCCCTACTATCGAGAGAGACACTATTGGCACCTCGACTCTTCTCCACTACCGAGACATCAAGGGAATTCGTCGTGGCGGATATTATGAGATTACGTCTGCCGGTTCTAACTCCGTCCGTTCTGGTACGGTGTCTGTTTGGTTGGCGGATGAGCCTTCGGAATATCGCAATCCTGAGGCGGTTGAGGACGCTATCTCTGGTGCTATCTCTAGTTATGGTTGGTCGTTTACGGCGTACATTGGCACCTTCTCCGATCGCCTCTCTCAGTATTTCTTGAACAAAATCCAGACCGCTCTCGATAACCCTAATGAGATGGAGTTGGTGTTTATCCCGTGGTTTCTTGTTTACGGAAGAGAGGGGGACGGAGTTGGTTACACCACGGATGACTACACTGATTACGACAAAGATGTGATTATTCCGGCTATGGTCAAATATGGTATCCCGCAATCGGAATGGCACGACAAGATTGGATGGTATCACAGGCGTGAGTTGCGCACCTCTAAGATGCGTTTTGAGTTCCCGAGTTCAATTGAAGACATTTTGGCTCTCACGACCGACAAGAGTGTATTTCTCAGGGAGTCTCTAGATAAGCAGGAGAAAAACATCATATCTGGTGGGAAGTACAGGATATTGACTGACAACTCGACCAGGAAAGTGGAGGCACAGCTAACAGATATATCTCCGTTCACGATTTACAAGAAGCCATTGTATGGACATCGATATCGAATCGCTATTGACCCGATTACGGCTCGCTCTGACGATAGCGACTTTTTCTCTATGCAGGTGATGGACATGACCAATCACGAGCAGGTGGCTACATTCAGGGAGAACGGTCTCGCCGACGAAGATTATGCCGACTGGGCAGTATCTATTGGCACGATTTATAACAATGCTGAGCTTTGTCCGGAGATTAACGTTGCTAATGGATTCATTGTGGCAGTAAATGCCAGGCGCTATTACCATTGGTACTATGAGGACAAGAAATCGCGTTCCGACAGGACGCCTGGTCTTCGTACTACCGTTTCCTCCAAAGAGCGTTTTATCGACGCCCTCACTTCTCTCCTTGACAGAGAGGCGATTGTTATACATGACGAAGTCACTCTTGATGAGCTTCGCAATATGATAAAGAAAGTTAAAAGTAGCAGCACTGGAGCTAGGTCTATTCGTATGGAGGCAAAGAAAGGCCACCATGACGATACTGTCATGAGTTTAGCGATATATGCTGGGTCTCTCTCTATGACAGAACTTGAGCGCGGGAAAAAGACCGGATTTTGTATTTTGTAAAATTATTTTTTATATTTCGTGAATATTGCCATGTTATAAAATAATTAAGTCTAGCCCACCAATAGACTTGAGCGCAGATGCGCCCGACGGGCCGCTAACCCGTAGAGCCAACGTTTGCAATTGAGCCGATTGCGAAAGCAGCTTAGTGTAAGACAGCTAGCCACTGCCGTATGCGAGTAGACGTATTAAATAAAATTTAATTTAGGAATACTATGGCAACTATTGTTACTGGTTACGATCAAACGCTTGTAACCACTCCAACCCAGCCTTCTACCGAGACCGTGTTCGACTATGATATCCAGTTCCCATTCTACCGTGATATCTTTGCGAACAAGATCGTAGAAGAGCCGGTTATGCAGCAAGAGCTTAACAGCGCTCGCTCGTTCTTCAATGGTGAAGAATTGATTGAAGACTCCGCCCTCTTGGGCAATCTCAAATATGGTCAGGAACTTATCCTCCCAATTAAGAAGAATCAGAATCCATTCAGCCTCGTTCAGAAGAAAGATCTCGAATACGCTTCTAACGAAGGTGACGAATGTCATGTCCATGTCGTTCTCGACTGTGAAGTACCATGCATCAACACTCTTCCAGAGTTTGATGAACTTCGCTTCCGCTTCGACTGCGAATACGCATACGGCGTCCGCATGTGCGATAAGAACAAAGACTTCTGGAACGTTTCTCTCTTCACTGAGCAGTATGCTCTTTCGAAGCGTGCTTACGAATTTGTCCGTGAGGTTGACTTCTGGAACAAGGTTATCGATGGTCTCGTAGCTGCTCCAGCAACGACTGTTGATACATTCATCGCTCAGGACCACCCAACCCATTACTGGACTGCTGGCACCGTCGCGGCTGATGCTCGCTGCATGGTCCCACTGGCTGTTCAGTACATGACTGATTCCTTCCGCGATTTGAACTTGAAGGTCTTCATCAGCAAGGAATTCGCAACTGAACTTATTCAGAGTGTTGAAAATCCTTACAACTTCAACTTCGAAAATCAGCGCATTAACACCTTCGAAGCATTTGAACTTCCTGGTTTCGAACTTGCTCCACGCGTTAAAGCAATTCTTGGCCTCGACCGCGATGTCGTTGTCTTGATGCGCAGCCCATGGATGGCTGTTGGTAGCTCTACCTCTGGCGGCGGCACCTTGACGACTCAGTATCCACTCTGGAACTCTGACGCTACGAAGCAGTATGTCGCTATTCTCGACCCACGCGTCGGCTATAGCTTCGAGAAGGACGGCTACCATCTAAACATCAAGCCATACGACTGCGACAAGCTCTATGTCGGTATGATTGACACCGTTTATGTTGGTACTGGTATCACCTTCCCAATGTACGGCCTTGTCGTAGAGTTCGACCAATTTACTGGTTGTGTACAATAACACAAAGTAATCCCAAATAGAAATACCCCTTCGGGGGTATTTTTGTTGGTAGAATAAAATTATGAGCAAGGTGATAGGAATAGATAACGCGCAGTATCGTGGATACCGCAAGGTATTTAGTAGCGGCAAACACAACGGAGCGTATTATTACGCGAAAGAAATAGAGAAGAACATGCTTCCTCTAATAAAAACAGATAGAGACTGGGATCTTCTCGGGATGAGGTTCACTGCTCATTATCATCGGTCGATTATTTTTATCCATCATTGTTTAAACTGGGATAAGACTTATCCGTGGATTGCCAAGCTCAAAGACCCGATTTTAGTGGTGTCGACAAAGCCTACTCTAGAGTGGGCTAAGAGTAAGGGGTACAAAGCGATATTCTTGCCACTGTCTATAGATGTTGACTATGTCAGCCAATTCAAGACCGAGAAGACAAAGAAGGCTTGCTACGCTGGGAACCGCTGGGCGTTTAAGAAAGAGCAGGAAGATAAGAACTTGCCGAAAGATCTAGACTTTCCGCCAGCGGACCTGGAGAGAGAAGAGCTACTGAAGTTCATCGCTCCATATAAGGAATGTTATGCTATTGGAAGGTGCGCGCTTGAAGCAATGGTGCTTGGGTGCAAGATTAAGCCGTTTCTAATGGACAGGTATCCTGATCCAAAATACTGGAAGATATTAAGTAACCAGGATGCGGCAAAAATACTCCAAGAAGAGCTAGACAAAATAGACAGAAAGTAGCTATAATCAAAGTGACAATTTAATTTAATTAGATTGCCCACCTAAACGAATTACCCAAAAACCGCCCTTCCCTGTGGCGGCTTTTTGGTACAATAGAATCAGAAGTTACGCTTTGCACATTACGAAAGGAGTGAGTCTTATTATGACCAAGCCAGAAAACCCCTAATCTTTAGATTAGGGGATGAATGGCTAATACACAATCCAACCTAAGTTGGCATAAATTGATTGTAATTTTAGTTATTTTAGTATATAATATACATTATTAAGAAA